TAACACCCGTAATAAATACGGTGAGAGCTACACCTATACCAATCGTCCATCCCAAGGGACCTGTTCCAAAAATCAACAAGGACCCTGCTATACCAAGGGCAGCACCTAATGCCGTTTTAATATAATCGAATAATTTAGCTTCACCTTTTCCAATCGCTTTAGCTCCCGTAAATTCTAAATATATTCCAGTAATTGAAAGAGTTAAACCGGTTGCTATTTTTGTAATTGGACTTATTTCACCTTTAAGAACATTTTTAAAATTATTTATGCTTTTGAGGAAAGAGGTTGATAATTTCCATGCAAGAATAGCCACTCCTATTGCTTTCGCTATTTCTAATATCTCATTAAGATGTTCTTCAACCCACGTAATTGTAGGACGTAATTTTTTCATAATACGATCGACTTGATTTTCTATAGCTTTACCTATAAAATCATAATCATATTTTTTAAAATCAATCCCTAAATCAATAGCCCCTCCTATACCACCTTTTTTTCCCGCAGAAGCTAAATCTTGTAAAGCTAAAAGATTAATTTCATCAAAGGGAGCTAATGCATTTTTCAATTTCTTTGCTGAATCTGTAGCATCATCAAAACCCTCTTCTATATCATCAATAATCGGTCCCAATTCCTGTAAACCTGAATAATCTATTTTTGGTAATTGAAATCCAAAGAACAATGCTAATCGGTTAACAACTTCTGCTAACAACTGTACAAATGCTTGTAAATAAGGTAATACTTTTATCAATATTGGAATCATTAAATTACCCAGTGCTCTCTTAAAGAATAAAATTTGTTGATTAAGTATTCTTAAAGCATTAGCTGGTGTATGAATTTCACGTGCAAAGTTTCCAAGAATACCTTGTTGTCTAGCCGTTTCCATTAATTGTACAAACCTTAATTGAGCTTTTTCGAATTGTGTCATCTTTTCAACATTTTCTTTAATTCCTAATTTCATTGCAACCAGTTTTAATGTCGCTTCAGACATATCAAAACCCCATTCTCTCATAGGACGAGGTTGACCAGCAATAGCACTTTCTAATTTTTCCATAGCCGTTGCATAATCAACATTAAATGTAGTCGCTAAATCATAACCAAGTTGAGTTAATGCTTTAGACATTATTGTTGCTTTTTCAGCAGTTATACCAAAACCGGTTGCCATATTTTGAAATACTGCTTGATAACGAATCCATTCAGACGGATCTATTCCAAAAGCTTCTTGTACTTTAAAAGCATAATTTAATGCTTCATCTGCTGCATCTCGCATAGAAACTCTAAACAGATTAAGATTTTCTACATATTTATTGCTCTCCATAACCCAACCTGACATTATATTACTAATCCTTCTCAAAGAGTAATGTAATGCGAATAATTTTGCATGAATAGATTTAATACTAATACCTAAGACATTGTATGATTTACTTAATTGATTATTAGAATTTGATAATCTCTCATTTTGAGTTATTAATTTCTGTATTCTAGCTGGAAAAGCACTAAAACCAGCTGCAACTTTATTCATTTCATCAGCTAATGGTTTTATAGCAGTAACAACTCTATTTATTTGATTGGTAAAAACGTCCATATCAATACTTGCTAATTGATTCATGATTTCAGGTAACTTTTTTAATTGATTTAAAATACTACCTAAAGGTGATTTTCCAAGAATGGTTAAAGGTTCTAAAGCTTTTACCAACCTCAAAATATTACCCGAAACATCTACCTCTTTTAACACCATATCTAGTTGTTGAGTTACTTGTCCGAAGCGGCTAAGTTGATTTAAAGTAGCACCAAGCTTACTCTGAATTGTGCTTAAAGGGGATAAACTTTGAGTTAAAGTTGTTATTTTTTCTCCAAAAGCCTTAAAATCAACTGAATTTAATTGTTCGTTTATGGTAGATACTTGACTTAAAGCATTTAATGTAGCTCCAAGTTTTGTACTAAAACCACTTAAAGGTTCTAAAGATTTTGATAATAATTTTATCTGTGAAGCAAACTTATCAAATCTTGTAAATTCGTTAAAATCTTCTGCCATTATTGTAAAATGGCGCAATGATGAAAGTAATCCACTCGCTTGTGTCTTAAAGCCTTGTAAAGGCTGGAGTGCAGTAGACAGTTTTTTTATTTGAGTACCAAACTTATCAAAATTAACTCCTTTTAAAGATGTTTCCAAACCAGCTGTAACTTTCTTTAATCTTTCCAATGAACGAGAAAGTGCATCAAGTCCCTCAACTGCTTTTTCCGAATTTTCAGTTATTTCTATTTGCAACCCGTCAATTGTTATTGCCATCTGCACTCACATCCTTTCTTTCAGGTAATTTTAATCTTGCGGCCCAAGCTTCAAAAAGTGCCTTTGCTTTTTGTCTATTAGCTTTTTCTTGTGCTTTTCTTTCTTCATTGACTCCTTTCTTTGTCAAAGGATAAGGTTTTTCCGTATATGGATGTGGCTTGGTACCTCGTTTAGCAAAAGCATGAAGCACTGGAGCTACAGCACATAATGCATCATAAATATATAAACCTTGCAACCATAATTCTTGATTTTTTTGTTCATTTCTTAATTCATGAGCTTTTCTGTAATATTTAACTAGTTGACAATCACCATTCCAGTACTGTTCATAAGTCATACCAATGCTTAAATAAAAAGGGAAACATTCATAAAATATTTTAGTATAAGAAGGGGACGAGTTATTTAGAAACTCGCCTCCCAAGTCACGTTTCCCTCATTTGGCTCCGGTTCTTCCATAAGAGCTTCAAGAGGTTCATTATACATTTCTGCAAGTTTACTTAAAAGCTCTTGTTTATTCGTCATTTTTGCAAAGATTTCATCAATGACTTCTCTTTTAACATACCTATGATGAGCAAGAAAAGCTCCGGCAAATAAAGCAGGAAGAGTAGTCATGGGTTTTTCAGTTATATCGCTCGCTACAAACCCTTGTCTTTCCATTAGTTCAATAGATTTTCGAGTGAACTCAAGTGTATATTCTTTTCCATTGTACTCGAAAATAATTTGTTTAGCCATTTACTAAAACCTCCTTATTGATCTTCCAATGTAGGTTTCGTAGAAGGAGCTATGGAAATTATCATTTCTACAACTCCATTTACTTCTCCACCAGTTACCCATACCGTATGCTGCCCTTGCCACTTGAATACACCTTCTGAACCGTTTTGACCAAAGGTCAAAGAATAATACAAATCTTTTCCTGCATCTTCTAAAACTGCTTCATAATCCTCTTTTGTGTAATTCGCAGTAAATTCTAATGCATCTAGTGACTGAATCCCCAGAATATAAGTTTGAGTATCATCCGAAAGCGTAGTCGTTTCAAGCATCTCCGGCGCTCCGCCCAAATCCGGAAAATTTTTAATATCTATTTTTTTACTTAAAGATGTGGGATTTGTTCCCCATTTAAGAGTAACACCTTGGGTACTAATTGCCATTTTTATCTACCTCCTATAAATTTCTTTATTTTTTGAAACAACCGCAGTATATCTACCAACTAATCTATAAACAGTAGCATCTTCCAAATTGGAAATAGGTTCTTTTAAAATTCGTGTGAAACCCATAGTTGCAAATTCATCATCAATCACTTTAAAAATCGCTTTACATTCACTTTTCTTACCGGTCTGTTTATTTGAATAAACATTCACTTCATACATAACTGAAACATGATTTTCTACATTTCCACTGTCTTGACTTTTTTGATATATGGAATTAGCCTTTTCTTCAATCATCACAGCCGGGAAAACAGCGGGAGATTTCACATATTCACCATAGACAGATATAGGATCGAATTGTTCTCTTAATTTTGTTGCTATTCGATTGAAAACTTCATTCTCAACATCAATCAACTTTGAAACCCCCTTTTTCTGCCTCGGCCCTTAATAATTGAAGTGTGTTATACATGAATGGTCTACTTACCATTCCTTTGGTCCAATGCCATTTCTGATCCCGTTCATTAAAATACCACCAGCCTTTATCTCCATGTTCATTAACATCATATTGCCATCCTTCAATCGGTTCAGGATGAGGATTTCTTTTACCAACCACTCCAGTCCCAAATTCTACATATATAGCATAAGGACAATCTGTTCGTATAATCCCAAGGCCTGTTTCTTCATCAAAAAATCCTGTAATACTTTCTTCTAATTGTCCTGTATAAACTGCTCCAAGCTCTCTTACCTGTGCTTTAGCAATTTCTACACCTTTATCTACCAATTCTCTTATTAGAGCTTTTACTCGATCATTCAATTTGCGTTTATATTCTTTAACTTCTCTTATAGCATCTTCGATACTTCGAGTAGTCAATTTCATTTGAATTTTAGCCACTGACCTTCACCTTTTTCACAGCGTAAGAAATATTATTTAAACTTCGGGCCACTCTTTTTACTATATAATCATGAGGTTCGTTTGTGTTCAGATTCCCTATCCATAAAATAGAATTTTCATCAATTGGACAATTCATATCATCAGTAATCAAAACCCTATCATAATCTTCCATTTGCCCAAATTGTGTTATACTGCTTTCCCCTCTCGCTGGTGATATATTTAACTTCAAAGGAACTGGATCAGAATATTTAATTTCATATTCACCAGTTAAATTACCATATTCATCTTTGATAGGCTCCTTCCCCTCATACAAAGCATAATAAATTTGTTGTTTATTTCGCTTTAATAATCGCATATAGAACCTCCTATTTTAAAAGGAGTACTAACAAGAGGAGTAACTTGATTTAATAAACTTTCTGGTATATCTCCACTTTCCCAGCTTCGACTTATACCATTTTCACTATGTGTTATTTGCCCTTCTGCTCCTATTTTGTTATAAAGATAAACTGCTATCCTCACCTGTAAATCATAGTATCGAGGTTCCAAAATTAATTCCCCTGTATCATCTATAGGAAAATTCCCAAAAGGGTGACGACGGGAGAGGATGGTAAATTTTGCACTTTCTAATAAATCTAGAAGAAGAGCATCCTGCTCATTATCTTTAATTTCCAATTGTATTTTTAAACGTTCAAGTTGTGATACCATCCTCTATCCCTCCTTTATTCCCCGCCTGCGGGTGCAACTTTCTTAGCATTGGACAATACGCTTCCTAAGGCGCTACCACTTGCTGTCACTAAGCATTTAATAAATTTTCCTTCATCTCCTTCACTCGGAATATATGTGGCACTAGTAGCATCATCAATATCAACGAATGTGCCATTTGCACTATTAGAAATCTTCCATTGGTAAGCTAATGTGGGATCAGTCAACGGTTGTCCGATGAACTTAATTACAAGTTGTTCGGTTTCAACACCGACAGTAGGAGTTCCAGTCAGCTCAACTTTCTCAATTTCAGGGAGAACCTCGGTAACTTCAATCGGATCGATGGTGTAAATAGCTTTACCAACTTTCGGTTTCTCGAAATTAGGAGAAATATTTACGATTTTACCATGCCACCACTCAGGACCATGATCGAGTCCAATCTGTCCGAATATCTGATACTTAGATCCGGCTCCAATTTTGGCTAATTCTTCGAGGAAGAAATTACCCTTCTCTGGATGAGGTTGTTCTACAGGAGCTACAACCGCAGGATTCCAAAGCATTACGGTACCCTTTGGTAAAAACTCTCCAAGATATACTCCTACCTCTCCAAGAGGAGTTAGTAATGTTGAAATGGATATACCATTAATTGTTCGAGAAGCGGGTACTATTGTGTTGCCATTCTGCTCAGCATCAGCATTAAGCTGGAACAAGCTTACCGGATCAACCCACAATACAAGTCCATTAAGACTTCCTTGTGATTCATATATAAGCTTCATCAGTTCGGCAACATCCCATACTCTCAATGGTTTACCTTCTAAATTAATAACGTTGGAACTAATCGCTGTAAGCATCCCACGAGTTCTGTTTGCCGTATCGTCTTTATTAGCCTTTTGGTATTGCCCATTGATAAAAGTATATTCAATATCACGAGCTATTTTGGTCATCTTACCGGCAATCTGAAAATCCAATTCATTAGCTGGATTAGCTTGTTGTCCTGCAATATTTATCCCAGAAAGTGTACCCATGTTGGATTCTTTTGCATAACTAATGTATACAGACTCTTGGAAAATCTGTGTAACATTAGTTTTTTGTGCTCTCGTAATGTAATCAGCATCCGGAGCAGTTAAAGATTGAACCTCAGAAATATCGGGCTGTTGCCCGCCTTCCGTTTGGTATTCTTGTCCTGTCACAAATTCCACATGGTTCGTAGTTTTTCGCCTAGAACCAATCATGCTGCTAAAAGGTGTTCTAGTATTTCCTTTATTAAATAACATTCCGGAGTAATTAAGTACTTCAAAACTAGTAATTACTTGATCTGCCATTCAATCAACTCCTTTATTCATTTTGTTGTTTTTCAACTAATTGTTGCTGACGGATTAAAGCTGCTACAGTAACCATATCTCCACGTTCCTGAGCTTCTTTAATTAATTTTTCGTAATCTACTTTACCAATTTTATCACCTGAACCAGCTGGTGGTTTCGGTACATTCTTTAATAATTCTTCTTTTACAGCTTTTTCAACAGCTTGCTTTTGAGCATTTATAACATCAATCATTGCTTTAGCTCTGTTAGCCGTCGTTTCTTCATCTTCGGAGACTACTATATCTAATAAAGAAGTATAATCTTTTTCAATTAATCCTGATTCAACAAATATTTCTTTAGCTTTTAATTTTGCAAGCTCTTTTGCATACTGTTTTTTGAGATTCTGAGCTTCTTCCATTTCTTGTTGAAGTCTTTGTTCTGCTGTCATTGAATTTTGCTCCAATTCCTTCAATTTCTTTTTAACTGCTGCTAATTCAGAAGCGGTTTTATCGAATATTTTTTTACTTACCATTTCGCCTAAGCTGGAACGATCCACTAAATCCTTATCAGCTAACGCTGCTTCGATTTCTTCAATAGTCATTCCTTCTTTATAGACATCGCCTAACAATTCTTTTAAATTCATAAATTCATACCTCCTGCGTTTTTAGGTGTTCTCTCACCATACATTTTTTTGTGTTTTT